CTTGTCTTTCACAAGGAGGATCATTGGGCGTTTGAACAGCTACAAAAGCTTGCGGTTCGCTCGCCTGATGGTTACATCAAGCTGACCTCCATGTGGAACACAATGGGGGACGAGGGGCTTATGTTAACTATTAAGCCTCCAATGAGATTCAAGACTCGTTCGCAAGAGAACTACTATCGCAAGTGGTGTGGTCAGTTTGCAAAGCATTGCGGACTTACACCTGATGAGATGCACGATGAACTACTGTGCATTGCGTATGGCAGTGAGGAGGTGCAGACCAAGTTTGGTCTACGTCGAAGACCACTCAAGCGCAGTAGCTCTGCAAGTGTCAAAGAATATTCTGAACTAGTTGATACGCTGATACGAGTAGCCGCTGAGATGGGATTTGCAGTGCCACCCGCTGATACAAGGGTGACTGACTGATGAGCTTTACAATCTCAGACTCAAATACCGTGGGTGATGGATCATGGATACTTGACTCATATCTGAATAGTGGTAATGGCACGTTAAAGTTATGTAATTCTGGTCACATCTATTTAGATGCTTCCACACCAAAAGGCACAGTCACCATACATGGACCGACCATAAAAGAAAATCTCCCAGAGTACAAAAAGCACGATACTATTTTAGAGGAGAATCTTGATTACATTTTTCCCCCATCTGAAACGACTCGCAGACATCGTAAAGAAGTGCGAGCAACTGATATTGAACGCCCATCAATCTATCTGCTTATAGATCAAATGCAATTTGAAGGTGAGCAGGTTGTTTATGTTGGGCAATCAGTCAAGCCCTACACCAGAATGTCACAGCACCTCAGAGATAAATTTTTTACGCATATCCGCGTGATGCCTTGCCGACGTGACCGCATGAATTACTGGGAGAAAAAATTAATACAAGCCTTTAAGCCAGAGTACAACCGGACTCACAATCCCACAAAACGATAGGTAGTTAATATGAAAGAAATTGACGAACTAACACACACGCACTCAGATGTCCCAGAAAAAAAGTCAAAGCCCAGCAGAAAAGCCAAAAAATGGGCAAAGAATAATCCGTGGTTTTTAGAGGAGGGCAACGAAGCAATGACATCATTAGCATATGGTTTACACACGAAAGCTTTGGAGCGTGGAATTAAGGTTGACTCCGATGATTACTACAATTACATCGATAGAAAAATGAGAGAATGTTTCCCAAAATATGCGTGGACATACGATGTACCAGAAGAAAATCACAAACCCAATTCAAAAACTAAAGGCGACAAGATAAAAATTTATTTAGCGCGAGTTAATGACCTTGACGATGGGCTGGGCAACATGACGAAAGCATTTGCGACACTACAAGAGCGTAATAGTTTTATTAAAAAGATAAGGTCGACGCTGGGAGCTAACTCTAATCTTGCAATCGACAAAAAGACCTGTGAGTTTGTGATAAGTGAGTCAGCGATTATTGATTTTTTTAACAAAGAATCCTATCAGCAACACAACCTATCACCCTGACATGCTCGTCACAATCAGCAAGCAAGATGCACACACCGCAAAGCTAATGGGTCTTGATACCGTCAAGCTTGTTGAGATGCAGGGCGTGTCGCCAAGGCTAGAAAATAAAACTCAGTCTCGCCAAGAAGCAAACATCTGGGGATTCAAAGCCGAGTTCGCTGTAGCCAGACTATTAAATACTGACTTACCAATAGTTAATGTTGCCACCGATGGCGGTGTCGACCTCTGGTTTGATGACGTGTCTATTGATGTGAAGTTTTCAAACAAGGAGAGAGGACCGCTAATCTTTGACAGCATTGATAAATTTCAAGCTGACGTAGCGGTGCTTGTGGGTAGGACGTACAAGGAGAACACACTTAGGATAAATGGCTGGATTACTAAAGATCGATTTATCAACGAAGCACAAGCTAAGGATTTTGGATACGGTCCTCGCCTCAAAATGGAAATTGGAGATCTTGACCCAATAGAATCTATGTGGCGTAAGTTGATGGCTAGAAGATTTAGATACAACAAGTATGTCTAAGCTTAGAAAGTCGGCGCGAGGACAGATGTGTACGTTACAAATCTTCCCACACTGTAACAACAATACTGAGACTACTGTTTTGGCCCACATACCCAGCAACTACAAGGGCGTGGGCATGAAGTCACCTGACTATTTCGGAGTGTATGCCTGTCACAGTTGTCACGATGTCATCGATGGGCGCATCAAAACCGACTTAAGTAAAGAAGAGATACTACGCTGTCAGTTACGCGCTCTCGAGAAGACGTGGGAACGCATGATCGAAGCTGGTTTAATTAGCCACCAGTAAGACGCTGACCAAACCTAGATTCGAATGCTGGTAGGTTGGCTTGCTTCTTTAGTTGCGGGATGACTTTTAAATATTCGTTTAGCTCTGCATCTAAGTCTTCAAGCATTTCCTTTTTGCGTTCAGCGCTAAGATCAGCACGAAGAACTTTTTCTCTTTGCTTGCGAACAATATCTAGCCTTTTCTTAACGCTATACACTGGAGACTTGAGGTTTAGAATGTGCTGTCTGCTACTTAAGTAAGATTGAAGTTCGTCTACACGGCCTTCTCTTTTGAGCTTGTTGGACGTGTTAACTATTTTATTGATTTCTCTGTAAAGATCATAAGCATCCTCTTTCAAACCAGACCCTTCTTTGGATGCAAAAAATCTTTTTATCAAGGGATATTCATACGATCTCAATGCTGGCATTTTAGAGGCTTCATCACCTGTAACCATCTTGCTACGCAACAGGGTGTCTATCAGGCTTAGTGCGTAACCACCTATGGTGCCACCGTAACCATTAAGAACATGATCAATTTTTATCGGACTTATTCCTAACTCTGAGCCAACAAACTTTGCTATCTGTGATGTGCCTACCCTGTCTTGCAGTCCAGTTGCCACACCAGAATCTATGTAATAAGGGACAATATCTCTGCCTGTATAGAAACTGTGATTCATGGCGGCTTCTACCAGTGGAGAGATGGCTTGAACACCAAGAATGTTTATCTCTAGTGTAGAAACAATGCCTGTCTGAATGGTTTCGCGTGCTTCTTTAGCAGACTTTGTTTCGTTAAATAAAGCCATAATTGTTTCTGGAATAACCTTAAAGAAAAAACCAACCTCAAATGGGATCGGAAGTTTCATAGGCACACCGGACGATGTAGGTAGTATCCAGTTGTTGTCTCTGATGTGTTCGCTTTGCTCTTTGTATTGCTCGTTATCACTAACCAATAAATAGTAAAGACCTGTTAAACCTGCAAGCATTCCTGCTCTTGTGTAAAAGGACTGCATTGCTCGTCTTCTGTTTAGCTCGCTGTTAGCTGAGTATTTGCCAAAACCTGCTCGCCAGAAAACATCTATACCTTGGAATCGTGCGTTAAGAAACGGGATCGTTGCTGTCAATACACGAGCAAAGGCATTGTTTCCGCGTCTGGAGAAGTTAATAATTTCTAAGGCTTGAAAATGGGCTTCTGCCTCATTGCCTGTACGAGCAAGCACATCCTTATAAACGGCATTGCGAGTTGCCGCATCAGACATAGTGGTTGCATCTCCAGCCCAGTCCCATATGGTCTTGAACATCTCAACAGGACTACCCCTTCCCCCCTGTGGACCGATGCCTCTACGCTTCATTTCTTTAGCATAAAATTTGTTTACATCGTCTGGATCGTTAGAGTAGTCATACCCACCAACTACGCCACTTCTCTCAAGATTTTCTATACCTTCAGTAAGGCCACCCAAGGTTGCTGTTACAGGAACAAAATCAGAGCCTGACGTAACATAAGTAGACAGCGTATCTCTTAGCATGTTGACCGCCATAAAGCCGGGGTCTCTAGTCACCATCTCCCTAAGGAAGTTTGCTGGCTTCGCAAAAACGCCAGTCACAAGACCTGACATCTCTGGAACAGCAAGCATGGATTCATATATCAGGGGGTCATAAACATCAAACCTCACCTCTTTGCCATCAACCTTAAGCGTTACAAGACCAGCCTCTGCTTGCTCTTTGTTTTTTAATTGTCTTGCAAGACCAAGCTTTTGCATATCACGAACAATTCTTTGTTGAGCAACATTACGCATGCCCATCTCTATTGCCGCAGTAAGATTTAAGCCAATCGCCTCAATCATGGGAACATCAACAACCGCCTCAGAGCCTTTGTATTCTTTGATGTATGCCCGTGCGGTAAGATCACCGCCAAATATATTTTTAGCTAAAGATGGAGCACCTCTGCCATCTCCTGCCGCCCTATAGAACGGAATGTAATCTGCGCCTTCACGCCAAAGCTGAGCGGTCTCTGCGTCTAGCACGCCTGTGTCTCTTAGAAATTTAATTGTGTAATCGTTATATGCTTGCCACGCTGAGTACCACTCCTCGATAATTGAGTTGCCCTCAGCATCTAAATATTTTTCGGCGCTATTAATAATCTCTTCTCGTTGTGCTGGAGTAAGAGGTGCCTTAAGGAACTTTCCATCTTTTTTTCTGTCAACTAACTTGCCGCCCCTTTTTGCTATCGCATAGGCTTGGGCATCTTGAGTCAAGTCGCCGTGCTCTTTCGAATAAAGCATACCCATGAGGTCAACAAGGCCACGATATTCCCTATTGTTGTGAACAAAGTTTTCTACTTTAGTCAGCCCACCACGATAGACAGGCACCCCATACTTGATTGCTGAAGCAACAACGCCCCGTGAGCGGTCTGCAAAAAGAGCCGCCGCAATAGAGCTTGAGTCTGCAAGATTGTCTCGAAGGTTCGGGTCTCTGCTAAGAGCTTCTAGCCGTGCATATCTATTGATTGCCCCTTGTTTAAACTTAGTCAACCAATAACTAAGCTTGCCCTCTCCGGTGGCCTCCATATATGTCTCAAGCTGAGATGGGCCTTTATCCTTTGTACCAACTGCATCGTTCATTGCCTCTTGATAAGAAGGGTTTCTGTCTGGCGTCCTTCTAGAGCCAAGTTGCTCTTCAGTGAATTGAGGGGTGTATCCAGCCTTTGGATCTTGTGCAACATACTGTGCTTCTGGCTCTGCAACAAAGCTAACACGCGGTGGTCCCTGCATTTCTTCTGCAAGAACCTCGTCTTTAACTACAGCCTCTTCTACTTTTTGTGGCGAGCGCTTGCGAGTTGTAAGCTTAATTTCTTCTGGGGTTCTGCGTGAATATATGGCTTCATCAAGGGGTAGTAGCTTTTCGTTTACGACAGCCACCTTTCCAAGATTTGGTACAAACTCCCCAGTCTCTTTACTAATATGACCTGAGTTGATAACGAATCCCTTATATCCAAGATCCGTAACCTTTTTAATTATTGCGTCATAGTCTGGAGTGACGCCATCTGGAAATGTTGTCCATACACCGCGAGGATCACTTAAGTCCTGAGGATTGCGAGGATCAGCAATCACATACAGATCACTCAGGTTCATAGCAAACTTGGTTTCGATAGGGCCAATCGCGGGTTCTTTTACATAAGGATCTTCTCTTGCCTCAGTAATGCCAAGCCACCCACCACTTCTGGGACGATTGTTTTTAAAACGATCAGCACCAGTGCCAGCTTTAGCTGGATCTAGGTTTGGAATTTTTCTTTCTGAAAAATGAGAAAGTATTATTGTTCCGTCTGGTCTAACTGCGCCTTCGAACGTTCGATCATAATTTGGCGCATTTCCTCTGCCTGCTCTTGGGTCAGAAAGTAACTGTCCGATTTCTCTGTTGATGTAGGCTTGCGCTTCGGACCTGAAGTCAAGATACCTTTTCCGAAAATCTTCGCCGTCCTTTCTGGGGATGACTTGTAAACTGGCATAATCGTACTCCGGTTTTTCTGGGAAAGAGGCAAAGACCTCTGAGAAGTTTATATCATACCTACCATCAAGCGCTCTATCAAAGGCTTCTGATACCAGTCGCGGGTTGGCATCTTGATCAAGCAGAATAAGCATGTTGCCATCGAGCGTGGATTGCCCCGTTATTTGTGGCACGCCCTCTACAGTTCTTAGCGTGTCATAGACTTCTTTAATTCTAGATACGTCAAGATTCCCTACATCAATATCAATAGCGTTTGACTTGAATGCTCCCTCAAAATTTTCAGAGGAAATGATAGACATGCTTTCTTGGTCAAGAACAAAGCCTAAATTTTTGGCAAGCTTGACAGGATCCCCATCATCTAGCTTGATTGCGTAAGAAGGATTTGTTGCCTCTTTATAACTACCAACCTGAGCTTTGACGTTAGCAAAAGCACCCGTATCTTCTATGATTTTTTGAGATATCTCAGAGCCTACACGATTAGACAAAGAATATTTATCTGACTCTGACATTTGGTTCCAGCGATTAACCGCTGACTTATTTTTTGGATCTGGCGCTATCTCAAAAGACACAGACGTAAAAGACTCTGGCCTTCGAGAATACTCAGGCGGTCTGTCAACGCCAGTCATTCCTGTTGCTTCATTAATATATCTGCCGAAAGCGGATTTAAGTTGCGGCGAAGGATCGTAATTTTCTAGCCCACCCTCATCGAAAAGCTGAACAAATAAATCATCCACACGATCAAACCCCAAATAATCATCACGCTCTAGTGCTCGCATTAATCTTTTGGACTCTGGTGTAAGATCTAATTCATCAATCTCAAACTCACCTACATATGCACCGGACTCTAATCCTGAGTTATCAATATCCTTTGCAAAACTTTCTCTAGCAATAGAGCGATCTATCTCGTCTCTGTATGCTGGGATTCGACGAGACTCAAGTTGAGCCTCTTCGTCATCCAATACTTCTTGTTGTTCAACAATAGGTTTGTCAGCAATTTTTTGCTCACCTGCCTCTTCTTGCTCTTTCATTAAACGACTTGCTCGTTTTCTTTGTGTTAGGTAAGGCGTTCTTATTTCTGTTTGTCTTGCACCAATGTCGCCAGACTCAAGCTTGTTAAGGAAGTCAGATAGATCTCTTGCATTTGCATCGTTGGTAAACCCAACCATCTCTTTAAAGAAGCCAACTATTTTTTGTATAATAGTTCTTGGTTTACCACCAAGCGTTACTGTCTTGCCATCGAGCATTAATTTACCCGCAAGCGCATCGCTGATCATCTCAGCAACGGACTCTTCAGCCATGCGAACAGGGTCTAGTTCGGGGACTTTATCTCCCTTTTCATTTCTTGTAACGTACGTGCTGTTTGCCCATGCCGCATAAGACATAAGCCCCCCACTGCTAGTTTTTGTTCCTGCCTTTTGATATTTCCTAGCAAGCTTCTCAAGAAGGTCAACTTCTTTTTGGGTAACTAAATCTAAGTTTCTTAGCGCGTGGTAAACCTCATGATCCAGAGTCTTTATAATTGAACCAACAACCACCTCTTCTGTAATTGGTTCGCCTTTCGCGTCAGCAAAGACTTGATCAACAGACAACTGTATTACTTTTGATGTTGGCTGGTACGCCCCGTAGGTATCTGTTGTTCCATCTCGAGCATCGACTTGAAATGTTACGTTACCCTCTTCATCTACGACGGCTCCAGCTGTGGGTGTTCTTGGATCTGTCGGCGCGTCAACTCTGAGTCCGGGGAATACATTATCAACAACCCTAGCTATTACTCTGTCGCTAAGCTTTAGCTTTTTAAGTCTTTCCTCGACTGCCTTTTGTGCGGCAAGCTTTCTACTGT